TGGCCTCGGGCCGCATAATGGCCTCACCGCCGGACAAGCCAATACGCATACCCGTATTCGGCTCGATGAAGGTGTACGGGTCACGGCCCGGGGTGTAGCCAGGAAGGATACCGCCGGTGGCGAACTTGATTTCCTGCAGCTTGTCCAGGCCGACGAGGCCCGCGACCGCGTTCCACGCCTTACGGATACCGTTGTTGTAGACCACGTCCACAACGAACTGCACCGGCTTCTTGGTCTTTTCCTTGATACCGTCCCAAATCTTGCCGATAGCATCCACCGCGGTGCGGAACCAGCCCTTGACCGTGTCAAGGCCGCTCTTTAATGGACCGAAGACATTCTCATCAATCCATACCCAACCATCGCGTAGACGGTCGGCCATCCACTGCCATTTATCAGCAATCCATCCAGCTACGGCGAGGACGGCAGCCCACATGCGGTGGAAACCCTGAATCTGACGCTGGATGACATTCTCATCCAACCAGTTCCACACATTCAACAGAATGCCGTATAGCCAGTTCCACTTGTCGGAAATCCAGCCGGCAACCGCGGACACCGCGTCCCACATACGGTGGAAACCCTCAATCTGACGCTGAATGACGTTGTCACGAATCCAGCTCCACACCGCAGACAAAGTTTCAGACAGCCAATTCCACTTGTCACCAATCCAACCAATAACGGACTGAATAGCAGGCCACAGGACGTTCTGGAAGAAATCCACCATAGGGTTGAGAACATTGTCCTGGATCCAACCCCATACCTCGGAGAACTTCTCAGACACCCACTGCCAGCCGTCAACGAGCGCCGCGGTGAACTTTTCCCAAAGCTCCCGCCCCGTCTCAGTCTTAGTGAAAAACCACACAAGACCAGCAACTAAAGCAGCAATCGCCGTTACAACAATGCCAATAACATTGGCCTTCATCGCAAGGTTCATGCCTTCCTGGGCAGCCTTAGCGAGCTTTAGCGCCGTGGTCACGGCAGTCATGCCGAGCGTCCACGCCTTCCACAAGCCAATCGCAGTACCCACCGCGGCAAGCAGCGGAACTAAGTAGTCCTTATTCTTGAGTATCCACTCACCGAGCGTGGTGAGCTTACCAACAACATCCTCAAGAACCGGGCCGAGTTGCTCCGCAAAAGACGCCGCCAGCGGCATGACCTTATCAATGACCAGCTGCATCGCGGGAGCAATAGAATCAAAAATCTTAGACGCCACCGGCTCCAAAGCGGCCAGCGCATTCAGCTTGAATTGGTCCCACTTCTCCGCAAAATCGGCGGTCTCCTCCGCAACACCATTAATCGTGTCTGACGTCGCACCGGTCGCCGCCATGAAATCATCTACCGACAGCGTGCCAGTCTTAACAGCATCCACGAATTGCGCGGCGCCACGAGTGCCAAAGATGTTTGAGGCCATATCAATCGCAGCTGCTTCGTCGCCCGCGTTAATAAGCTCCTCGATACTGCCAATCGTTTCTTTCAACGCCTCCGGCGCATCACGCCCCTCGGACGAAAACTCCGCCAACGCACGCTGCATAGACTGCAGCGTCTTATCAGCATCAAGACCGGCTTTGTCCATCTGGCCTACCAGGGCAGCCGAATCAGCCATATCAAAGCCAAAGCCACGCAACGACGGGCCAGCCTTCACCGCGGAGTTCGCAAGCTCAGACACCGACAAACCAGTAGCCTGCGACACCTGGAACATCTTGTCCAGCATGCCCGGCATATCCTCAGCCTCCACGCCGAAACCGTTCAGAGCCTGAGACAACGAGTTAATATCCGCGTCGACGCCCAGCTCCTGCAGCTGCATCATCGACCGCGTCATATCCTCAAGCGGCTTACCAGTCAGCCCCAGGCGAGTATTCAGGTCCGCGGCGGTCGAGCCAATAGCCTCGAAGTCCCCACCAACGCCCACAGATTCCTTCGCGACGTTGCGAATATTTTCCTTAAGCGCCTCGAATGCTTCACCCGTGGCACCAGTACCGGCTCGCACCGTGTCCCACGTGTTATCGAAAGTTGTTCCGACCTTGACAAGGCCCGCAAGCCCACCGGCCACAGCGCCAGATGCGACAGCCATGCCAGACTTTAGCTTGGAACCAATATCGTGAAACGAGGTTCCAGCTTCATCAGCTGAAGCCTTCGCCTTATCCATCTCTTTGCGCAGACCACCCAGAACACCCTTATGGCGGTCCTCCTCATCCTTTGCAGACTTCTGCGCATCTTGGTACTTGCCCAGCGTGCGGTTGAGGTCTTCGAGCTGGTTCTTGTGCTTCTCCTCAGCCACACGAACATTGATCTCGGCCTGCTCAAGCTTCTCAGTCTCGCCGATAACACGAGCTTTAGCTTCCTTGACCTTCGCCAGCTCAGCAGTGCCCTTGCCGCCCTTCTCCAGGGCCTTCTGGTACTTCTCTTCAGCATCCCGCAGGCGCAGGGTGACGGCCTCCAGCTTCTCCTGCTGCGCGGCACGCTTGCCGACGGAGGTCTCATAGGCGCGGTCGAGTTCGTTGAGTTTCGTGGAGGATGCCTTGACCTGGCGCTCGATGTTCTCGACCGCGCCCTCAAGGCCCTTGCTCATGGCTTCGCCGGCGCGCTTGCCTGACTCCTGAGCAGGCTTCTCTAGGCGCTGCGAAAACTCCTTGCTCATCCCCTTAAACGTGGGAACGACGGGAACCGACACGAAACCAGCAGACATTAAAGCCTCCTCAAAAACTAAAACTGCCCTTACTGGGCGGCAGCAATCTCTTCCAGCATGCGCAGCGACTCATCCGTCGACGACTCAAACGACCCACCAGAACCATCCGTGAGTACCGTCTTGCGGTCGTGGCTCATACGCTCACGCTTCTCAGCGGCGATACGCGCATCCTCCAGCTCCTGGGCCAGCTTCTTCGGCGACTTGAGGAAGCTATGCTCATCCCCCGGCTCATTGAAGCTCGCATGAAACATAGCCACCGCCAGGGCGGCTTTGTCTGCTGGTTTGATATCCCAGCGCTTCGCCCCCACCAGTGTCTCCGGCCGCTCCAACAAATCCTGATAGAGCGCCACCACGCGCCGCGTCGACAGGCCCCCTTCGGGGTCGAGCCAGTCGCGCACATCAAGACCGATGCGCAGCAAATCAACCTCAAGCAGGTCGATGTTCTCCACCGCGAGGGCCGCTAGCGCCACCTTGTACACGGACAGGCCGGTCGCCTCAAAGTAGGCGTCCATCTGCTCATACAGGCCGCCCTGCGCGTAGGCGGCGGTCATGGCCCGAATCTGTGAAGACTCATCAAATAGCCGCCAGATGAGACGCGGGTTTTCTGGTAGTTGGGTCACGAATTCGTGCCCTAGGTCCATGGGGTCGCGGCGTGCACGGTAGCGTGCCCCGGCGTGTATGAATTCGACCCAGGTGCCCGGCTCATCCTCGAGAATCAGCCGGGCAGACATTACTCACCAGCCAGCTCAGTACCACGCTGCACAACCGGAGCAATCACCTCATGCAGGTCCTTGCGCGTTGCGCCGGTCAGGTCGAGTAGCTTGCGGGTCAGCGGGGTGACCTGCGCAAGAATCATGCCCTCCAGGTTGCCCTCGAACACCAGCGAGGACATGGAGGCGGGCAGCTGGTCCTTGTCGACGATGACCTCAATCTTGAGGGATACGCCGTTGGTGAGGGTGGCTTCTTCGGTGTAGATGCCGTCCACGATGGCGGGCTTCTCAGGGGTGGTGTCAGCGTCGAGGACTTCTACGTCCTCGGCCTTCGTGGTGGTCTTGCGGGTGGTTTTGTTGTTGGCGGTTGCCATGGCGGTTCCTCCTTATGGAATTGGAAAATGAAAGGTGTGGCGGTTCCTAGACCTTTTGGTAAAAGCCTGGGTGGGCTGTGTGCGGAACCGCCAAGAAAACACACAGCCCGGTAAGTCAGCGACTACTGGTCGGAAGCACCAGGAACACCGCCGGAGGCACGAACACCATCATTGGAGTTCTCCGCGGTCTCGCCGGACTTCGGGTCCTCGTACTCATGCAGGGTCACATCACCGGACTCATCGGGCTTGACGACCATCGCAGTCAGGCCATTAGCGGAGGCCTGCGGGTGGAACGCGGTACCGGCCTTAATCTGGGCCTCCACATCCGAGATATCCTTGAAGATCTTCTCCTCGACGCGGGTCACGGAGCCGTCCTTTCCGACGATGTAAAAACGCTCCTCGTAGTAGCGCTCATCGTCACCATTGTTGAAAGTGATCTGAACCGGGCGGGCCTGCGGGTCCTTCGCAGTCACACGCTCATTAATGACCAGGTCAGCCTTCTCGCGAGACACCCAGATACGCACCAGACCAGAGGTGAACTTGTGCACGAAAGCGACGTAACCCTTGGCAACTTCGTCGGAGTGCTTGCCGTAGGTAGTGCCCTCCTGCACCACAGCACCCGGGTTTTCGATGTAGCGCATCACCGGGGAGCCAGCAATACCGTCCACCGCGCCGGTGATAGCACCAGCAGTGTAAGAAGTGGACGACTGGCCACCAGTCAGGTTGGTGGTGTTGGAGGACACCTCGCGGGTGTGGCCATGCTGGGAGTCGGTCGGCTCCAGGCCAAGAGATTCCCACTCACCGACGAAAGCGCCGGTCTTCTTATCAATCGTCGGGTCATCAGAGAAGTTGACCAGGACCTCGCGGTCTTCAAGGACGCGCAGGTCAAGGCCAACGCTACGAAGCTTGGACATTGTTTATCCCCTTTCAAAAGGACATAGAAAAAGCCACCCCGCAGGGTGGCCAAAAAGGAAAAGTTGGTTAGTTGGTGGGTTTACGTCGACGGCTGGAAGAAAAGCTTGGCGATACCGACCGACAAACTCATCGTCGACACAAACCCGGTTGGCTGATAGGAAGGCCCCGACCCGAAGAACGTAGAAGCGGACCGGGAAACACCCAGCCCAACCCCCGTCATTCCTTGGGTTAGGGCGGTGTACAGGTTCCTGCCGAGGCGGCGCACCTGGTCATGGTCAGGCCCATACACACTGACCTTCACGAGGTCTCGCGAGTGCGCCGACTCATCCACCTGCGCCACATCGCTAGAGACGACCACGCCCACGCCGTCGTTGTGGCAGTTATAGCCATCTGGCAAGAAATGCAGGTGCACCATGTCCTGGTCCGCTTCAGGAAACAGCTTCAGAACGTGCTTGTGGACAATGGCGACAGGGTCGGGAGTGAGGCCAAACTCAGGAAGCATCCTTCACCGCCTTCGTCACGAAGCTGTCCTTCGCCTGCTTCGCCACCGCACCAGGATGACGCACCGTCACCACATGAGTAGGGCGGTTGGTACCACGGGTGGCTTCGGTAATTTTCACGACCTCGCCACGGTCATCGTGGAGGAAGGCACGGTCACGCTCGGATAGCTCATTGACCTCGGGCCAGCGAATCTCAATGAACCGCTTCACCTGCTCCGCCTTCTTACGAGACGCAGCCTTCACCTGCGGTGTAGCCGCCATCTGCTTAAACAACTGGTGGTAGTTAAGCGACACCGTCTGACACCTCCCCTCGCTCCACAATGAAGATCACCTTCGGCTGATGCCACGACACCACAGGGCGCCGACCAACGCTGTAGTCGAAAGACTGCCGCTGCTGCACCGTGTAATCCTCACCACGAATCACGACGGTGTCACCATCCTCCACGTGAGTACCGGGAGGGGCGAGCACCTGAAGCTTCGTAATGTCACCATGCGCGAAACCATCACCGCTCACCACCTGGTCACCGGCTGGGGACACCACACAGTGCTCCACTACCCTGCCCGGCGCGTACTGCGGACGACCACGATGGTCACGACCAACCAGACCACCCTTAATAGTGATGGGCTCGCCAAATTCATCTGGGCGCCATGCCATTAGCACCACCCCCGCTCGCTGAATTCAGCCCCACAACGTGGCCAACGATGACCAAAGGGAATCACCCGGCCACCGCGCCCCAGAGGGACAGCACGCACACCCAACCCCAACAGGTCGAGGATGGCATCATCAAGGCCCACACCACCCCAATGAA